TAACCAGGACTAGCGGTTCTTGGATAGATGAGGGTTGGCGTATTGGTGACTCATTCTACTATGAGATACCAAACAGTACTCCTCCTATAGCACCGGGAACTGGTAATGTTATCTACGTCGATCAAACGACCATCGAAGTAGATACTACTTTAGGGTTGAGTCCGGCCACCCAGCAATTGAACACCATTCGCTTGAGTGGAACTACTCCCTTGACCGGATTGCTTTACAGTTATGGCCTAATCGAAATTCAGGAAGCGTTTAATACCCTTTCAAAAATCGACGGTAGCCCGCAAGAGTTTCGCGCTGATGGAGTTGGAGCTGATTTAGGTGGCGGAATTCGCGACACTGCGCCGGTATTAATGCAGCCATACGGATCGGTAAAAAGCTGGCAGAACGGATCAGCGACAATTCAATACGTTCAATCGCTCTCAAACGACACCATTCAGGAGTTTCTGATTGAGCACGAATTTATTACGCTTCCTTTTTGGTTGGCAGGTCAAGATTCAAACCTCGACAACGCGACACCTCCAGCGCCAACGCTTGATGGATCAAACAGCCTTCAGTACGTAAGCGACTTTGAGTTTAGACGCGGTCTAAATGACCCGAATAGCCCGATAGGGGGCCAAGACAACATCTTAAACGGAAACGTTGGTTACTACAACGAAAAGTTTAACGGTGGAACTGCTGAGTACAGTTTAATAGGCTCAATTTCGTACACCGATGTATTATCGGCAACATCGGTAACCGGCTTACAAAAGGGTGCGCAAACTCAAATCGACTTTACGGTATCCTCAACCGCTGGCACTTTCAACGGTCCTTCAGGTTTTGTGATTGGAATATCTAAGCTCCCGACGGTGGAAGAATACCAACCTGCGCTAAACGGGAACCCAGCTACGGAGGACTTTGAAACGATTTGGATTTTCGAAACCGCCTACAACACCGTTAACGGCCTGCCGGTTTCCAACGGAATATTTACCGACTTCGACATAGTTCTTGTAAACGCGAACGAGGTTAATGTGACCGCTCGGATAGACTTTAGCCTCGCCCAACAATCTAAGATTGAGCCAGATTCGCAATATGCTATCTGGGTTATCACCCAAGACTACCAGAAAGGCAACTTTGATAGTGACCGCGTGTCTGTGATTGTTGATCGAAACGAATACGTAGCCTCTGCTGATGTTCCCGGATTAGTTACGATCGACGAAGATTCTAGTGGGTTTTATGCTCATTGGCAAAACATCACTATAGGAAACGTACCATTTACAGACTATAAGGGGTGGGACGAGGATGGATTTCCCTACACGTTAATGATTTTATTGGACGAAACTCAAAACGCGAACCTGGAAGCAATTACGGGCCGCGTAGTTGGATTTAATGACAATACGGAAGAGATATTCGACCTCGATTCCTATTCTGTAAACCTAGCAACAAGCGTGCAGGTTTCAGGCGTCAATCAGTACAACATCCAGATTGACCGAAACTTTAACCTTGATACCAACGACCCATTTAGAAAGGTTGTGCTGGTCAACTGGCCTCCTCTCACACTTCCGGGAACGACGCAGGCGTATCGGCTCATACTGCCGTTTAAATGGCGATTTGAAGATTACATTGCAAACTCTCAAGTGAACCAGGTCTTTTACGATTCAGGAGAGCCGAATAACAACCTAAACTTTAAGTCGTCTAACTACTCCGCTACAAATGGTGGGGCGTTCAATTACAGCACTAGAGTAGTGGTTGACCTAGATGTTTCAAACGGTGCATCCGTTACAACTTATCGGGTGATTAGCCCTGAATGTGAAATATACAATTACCGAGACGATAACGGCTTAAATGAATGGACCGATCAATTAACCCTTACCGATAGTTCATCTGTCAACATTGGCAACTCAATCCTTACCAACGGACTTACAACTGTTGAGTTTGTATTTACTCGAACATCTGGAACATTAGACCAGCTAGAGGATTACGTTGGAATTATCCGCCTTTACTCTACTAATGGCACATACACCCAGATTCAAGAGATATCGACCGAGCCACTCCACCCGGTGCCATCTACAAACGCATTGATTCCATTACCTGGAGATACCCAACTATTTAGAATCAAAGACGATCCTTCGTTAACGGTTACGCTCCGTTGCAATATCGACCCATCGCTACTTCCTCCTGGCAATCAATTTTACCTTACTGGGGCGCTTAAAAACCAGAAAACATGATCTCGATAAAACTGGTTAACACACGTCCGATGCCGCTTGATGAGTGGTCAGCCCGCGAGGAGTTGCAAGTGGTAAAGAACCCGCTTTCAGACGAAATCACGTTCGAGCGGTTTGATTGCGGTTGTGAGTGCCCCTTTGATTACGTTGTATTTGCTGATCCAGGTCTTGAAGAATGGAAGAATGACAAACGCCCGGTACTTTACCGCAAGGTCATCCCATCCGATACGATCAGCATCAAACTGCTAAAGGAAGGTGTTGAGGTTGAGACACTGGACCAAAACGCAAACCTTGGTACTTTTTACGATTTCGGCGACCTGGCCAACCCAGATTACACAGGCTATGTACTAGAGTGGGAAGAAGTGTTTCAGACTTTTGGACCTGGTAAGTACATAATCCGTGGAGAGGGCACGCAGACCGGCCAAGCGGTAGAACTTGATAGCCCTGAATTTACCCTTTGTAGATTTTCAACGGATGCCGCTCACAACACGGTTAAGCTAGACTGGATTCAGAACGGCAACATAATTCGATCAGCTTTCGATTATACCGGTCTTAACTGGCCTCAGCAAATACGTATTCCGGGCATCTTCTGGCAAAAGACAGCGACACTTGAGATAGAGGAGTATCAGAACGAACTAAGGGAGCGCACCCAAATCCAAGATAAGGTTACCTATCAATACACTCTCCAATCGCGATTTATTCCGGGTGATCTCTTTAATAGACTAACATCTGACGGCGTTTTGGGCAATGTGTTCTTTGTGACTGATTACAACTTCGATAACGCACACCGGGGTGAGTATCTAAACTATCCGGTTAAGCCAATCGAGATTCCCAAATCTGAAGAGAAGCGAGGCTTAGCCGCGACCCTGGTAGAAATCAAGTTTGCCGATGCGACCGATGACGTAATAAAACGCAATTTCTCATGAGCTTCCAGGTAAAAGACCTTATATCGCAAATTGTTGATGGCATCCGCGATAGATCCGCTATCACTTCTGTGGTTGACCTTGGAGGTGGAGATTACGAAATCTTTACCCCAAACACGTTTTCACTGGCGGCAAACGACCGGGTGATACTTGAAGGGCCAACCGCACCAGCAGTAGTTACGGCGGTGACTCCTGATGTTTCATTTGTGGTCCGTGCAGATGCACTACCCCTTACCACCGAGTGGGCAGCTGCTTATCCTTACTTCTTTTATGGGGACCCTAGGATGATTAATAGGGAACTAAGCGACATTAATAGCGAACTACGAAAGTACTCGGCAGTTTTCATGATCGACAGGACCCGTGAAAAAAGGAGCTTCAACAAAAACAACGAGGTCTACATATCGGCAGATTTAACGCTTTTCTTTTGCGATAAGGTTGATAACGCCGAATATGGCACAACTCAGGAGCACTACATAGACGCCATCGAGCCAATGACTGAGTACGTTGACCGTTTTGAATTTGATGTACAAAACCACCCTTCAGTTGCGGAAATGCAAGAGGTGGATTACATACGCACAAACGGCGTAAACTTTGGTCGCTGGCTTAAAGACAACGGGGACGTTTCGAAAATATTCGACGACGATCTTTCTGGAATACTAGTTGAGATCGATCTACCAATCTATCGCTCTGCCCTTTGTAAAGATTTACCCGTGTGGCCGCGACCATGCCCACAGGTTGGCGGATCAGTTAATGTAAACGACTCAACCGGTTTTTTGATTGCCAATGTCCAGGGCAATGACCCTGCAACCGAGTACAACGTACCAGACGGAATTGCTCAAAATAGCGACTCATCAGAGTCTTTCAATGTTACAGCTAACGGCATAACAATCCTACCTGATATCGATGTTGTTAATGACCAGAATGAAGCCCTTTCTATTTCGCCTTTCCCCTCAGTAAAGAAGGTTGAAATACCAGTTTTCACTATTCAAATGCCTGACGGCTCTACTCAGCCAGCATCATATCCAGCTCTGACGGGGGTAGCGAATACTACCAACCCGATCACTGCTGATTTCTCAGTGACAAACCAGACACCTGAAGAAGGGGAGGAGATCAATTTTACTTCCTCCACCACAGGCGGCGTTACAACAATCTACTATGACTTCGGTGACGGCACAATCGTAAAATCAGCAAACCCCGCACACACTTACGCTGTAGCAGGAAATTACACCGTTGAAATGTCAGCGTTGAACGCGGAGGCGGGGAAAATCGTTCCGAAAGTAGACTTTATAACCGTCTTAGCTTCTCAAAGGTTCTCACTTTCATACAATGCAGTTAATGAGTTCATGACCATACCCAGCAGCTCCCTTTGGAACTTTGGAAACGGTGACTTTACGGTTTCATGCTGGATTAAAAGGACGGGAACCGGTGGTGTGCAGTCAATTTTCGGTGCCGACAACGCCGTAACTGTGAAAAGACAGTGGCAAGTCGGATTTCTAAACGACCGTCCGTTTATGCTTACCGGAAATGCCGCTGGAGGATTACAGGCCTTGCAGACAACGTCAGGAACTCAAACAGACACATCGAGCTGGCACCTTGTAGTGTTTGTTAAAATAGCCTCCCAATTTAAGATTTACTGGGACGCATCAGATCAGGCAATGAGTGCGTTATCTGGAACTCACGCGGCAATGGCCGACCAAGGCGAACCCCTTTATTTCGGAGCTAAAGATAGTGGTGGATTTACCCAGTTCTTAGGGGCAAATGTTTCTGATAATGCCGTATGGTCCGTTGGGTTTACTCAGGCCGATGTCGATGAATTATATGGTATCGGAGGTCCTGGGGCTGGCATACCAATTAACGTCGCTACTCATAGTCAGTTCGCAAACTGCGTAGGCGCATGGAATGGCGGAACACAGGCGACCTTCTCCGCCCCAACACTTACCGCACCTGACGTTACAGCAAATGCAAACAATGAAACATCTAGTAACATGGACCTCACTAACATAAACGTAGACGCACCATGAGCATAGGAGAGAAATTAGTGACCGGCGCACTCCTGCTTCTAACGTCAGGGTTTTGCCTTTCGTTTCTGCCCCCTGAGTTGGTAGACTCTGTGCAATATGTCAACGAAGTTGTGGAGGACATACAAGGGGAGGCAAAAGAGATACCGTTGTGGGCTCGTATAATCGGCTTTTTCCTAACCATCGGCTCAATGGCCTTCTACAAAGTAGCCAAGGGCATACAGCGCTTAAAAAACACCAATAACACGCAAAATAATGAAGAAAGGACTAGCACTAGCGGGAGGCTCGATTAAAGGGGCCTACCAGGTCGGGGCAATCAGAGCGCTAGCCGAGTCGGGATTTGTACCTGATTATGTCAGCGGATGCTCAGTAGGCTCCATCAATGGGATTCTACTTGTAGACGCCATGGCTGAAATGAACTTCCAAGAAGCCGCCGGTAAATTATGGAACATCTGGAGTAGTGAGGTTCGATCCCCCGAATCTATCATTAAAAAGAAGCGCCTAAAATTAGCCGTCGAGATAGTAAAGAATCGATTTAACGGGGTTTCATCGACGAAGCCACTAGAGTCTCTTATCAAAAAATATGTGCGTTTACATCGCGTAAGGAAGAGCCCGTGTAAAATATTCATCGGAGCGGTTGACTTTCACAGTGGACAAGTTAGGTATGCCGAAGCACATCAAGACCTATTTAAGTGGGTGTTAGCGTCTTCAGCTATTCCGATTCTAATGCCCTATGTCGAGATTGAAGGGAGGGTGTTTGTGGATTTAGGGGTAAGGGATTCGGCCCCGATTACACCATTGGCTAAAGCAGGTTGTGGCGCAGTGGTTCTGCTCGCAAACCACCCGGCGGATTTTGCAGATAAGCCGCTCAACACAGGCAATATAAAGGAGTACTCAGAGCACCTTTTGGATTTGTACTCTATGGATAATCTGAACGACAACATTAAGCTAACTGAATCTTACAACGAATCTCCTGGAAACGGTAAGCGATACATTGACTTTTCAGTCCATAGGCCAAGCACAAAAATCAACCTTAAACTAACAAAGTTCAAGCCTAAAGATATCCGGCGTTTAATGGATCAGGGGTATGAAGAAACAAAAGCTAGATTATGAACTCACTGGATCAAGTTAATACAATTGTTGCCCAGGTCGCGCAACCACCACACACCCCCGTCGAAGTGTCACCAGTCCTTGAGAATTATGAGGTGGACGCGCTTATGGTATCATGTTGTGCGGTTGAGCAGCAAGAAGATAAAAGCATAGTGACATGGTGCGGCTAGAGCAGAAGATTGAAGAGTGGCGAAAGCTGACCTGTCGTCAACTTGCTGAACTATACTCAAGCGATATCAACAACCTTACTCAGAAAGAGAAAGAAGCGATAAAGAAAATCTATCAGAAAAAGGAATGCGAGTTGCATACATCGACATAGAAACTACTGGCGTTTCCCGTTCAGAGGATACGATTGTAGAAATCGGAATGCTTATTCCGGGCGTCTGTCAGCATCAATCACTAGTTAAGCCATACGGTGACCCGGAAAGGTGGGAAAACGGCCAGAGAATCCACGGAATTACTATTGAAGAAGCTGAAAAGAAGGGAAATGAAGTGCATTGGGTGTTAAACAAGTGCAAAATAGCCCTCAAAGCATACAAAGTTGATGCGATTTGTGGTCACAACCTCAAACGGTTTGACCTTCCACGTATTGAGGATCGGTGCCCTGACTTCTGGGATGGACAGGTGATAGATACGATGAGTCTAGCAAAAGATTCTGACCAATTCGAAAGCTGTTCACTCGAAAGACTCGTAGATCACTTTGAGATCGAGAACAAACAGGCCCATAGAGCCCTTTCAGACTGCTACGCTACCTACGAACTTCATAAACGACTATAATGTACAAGATCAAGCTAAAAAACGTCACTCACCCAACCATTTCTTTACCAATTGCGGCTTCTGCTTTATTAGCGGCAACGGATCAACCTGCATGGTTTCATATTATCCTATGGGCAGCTTACCTGGCGGTTAGCGCATACAACGCCTACCTCCGAATGTCAAAGCAAACAAAGTCCGTTGATCTCGATGAGCTTCTAAGACCGCTTTGGGAAAACCAGCAACTCGACGTACTCGATCTGCAAATGGAACAGTACCAAAATATGACCAAGGCCCATCGGGAAACGAAAAAAGGTCAAACGCTGAAGGCTTCCATGCAATTAACCATAAAAGCACTCGGAATAAAAGACGGCGACCTGAAAGATTTGCAAAATAAAATAGAAGGCTTGACCCCATTTCCAGAAAAAGAGTCTCAAAATTCCCCGGTGTAATACAAATTATCGGCAAACAATATTCGGAATGAGCACCATACCTGAGTTAGATTATAATCCTTGCCCAAAGTTCGGCGCATGTAAAATCAACTGCGATAAAATCTGCTATGCGGAGTCAATAGACGAAAGCGACGACTACATAGTCCACGATTCAATATCCGAAGAATGGATTGTAAGGCGACACATGCATTACTCTGCCGAATCATACGGAGAGCTATGCATCTACACCGACCGAGAGCACCAAGGGATTATATCCGACCTATCTGTAATTGAAGAGGCCAGGAAAGACGGTCTAGGATTCACCATGTTAATCAGACTTGAGCAAGACGCAATATCAAGAGGGTGTGCCGAATTAGTTATACAAGCAGATCGAGATGGTTGGCAAAGAGAATGGTATAAACGCCTTGGATACACCTACCACGATGAAGGAAACGAACCCCGGTTTATCTGGATGATTAAGAACGTAAAATAGTAGTTATGCCAGCAGGACAACCACTAAAGTTTAAAACGGTAGCAGATCTGCAAGAAAAGATCAATAGCTACTTTAAATGGTGCGACGACAACCCTATTTACACCTACGAAGTAGGTAAAAGGTCTGAAACAATTATTCAAGTACCCGTGCAACGACCGTACACTATAGAAGGGCTTGCTGAGCATTTAAAAACCACAAGGCAGACACTTCTTAATTACCAAAAGGAGGTCGGCTATGAAAAATACTTTGACACGATTACGTGCGCGAAAGAAAAAATAACCCGTCAAAAGGTCGAAGGAATGGTTTGCGGCGTGTTTAATGCATCAGCAACGAAATTTGATTTGACCAACAACTCTTCTTACGTCGATAAGAAAGAAGTAGCTCAAACCACTGATGATGTGGACCTTTCGAATTTGAGCCCTGACGATAAACTAGAGTGGAAGCGGTTAAAGAAAAAAATGAGAGGTGAGTAGAGCCCCGACAGATTATGAACTCTCACGTAGCTTACTTGATGACGGCTATTATGATCCCGATTACTATACAACCGTTTTTGAGCAGCTTTGGTGTGCTTATCACGCTAAAAACGATGACGGGTCCCGCAGGTACAATTACATCATCTTAGAAGGTAGCTCTCGTAGTTCAAAAACTATGTCTATTTGTCAGTTGGTTTACACCTTGGCAACTGAAAATAGCGGTAAGAGAATAAGCGCCTGGAGAAAGACAAAACACAATTGCCGCGAAACGGTTGGGAAGTCGTTTAGCAAAATGCTCCAGATAGCCAACTACAACTTAAGCCACACTCTGTCATTCCATGGCACCGACAAGAGCTACACCACCCCCACGGGCTGTAGGATTGAATTTAACGGCAGCGACGACAAAGACAAGTCTCACGGTTACGAGGCGTGGCTAAACTGGTTTAATGAAGCGCATGAGGTTTCTAAGGCCGTTTTCGATCAAATTGACATGCGTACCGAGGACGTTACAATAATCGACTGGAACCCGTCGGTCGATTGTTTCATTGACACAATAAAGGGCCTCGATGAGGCAATTACCATTCACTCTACGTTCTTAGACAATCAATTTTGTCCACCAAAGGAAAGGCACAAGATACTTTCTTACGAGCCGTGGGAGCCAGGTAGCTATAAAGTGGTTAAAGGTCAGATAATCTACAAAGGCGAGCCAATTAGTGCCGAAAACTCCCCCCCTCCACACCCAACTAATGTTGCCAAAGGCACAGCGAGCGTATTTGACTGGATGGTTTACGGGCTCGGACTAAAAGGTCGTGATGAGTTTACGATTTACCGCAACTGGCAAGTAGTTGAGTCAATGCCCGAGCATTTTGAGCTTAAAAAGTTTGGCTACGGGCTTGACTTTGGCTTTAGTAATGACCCGGCGGCAGTGATTAGGTGCGGTGTTTATGATGGTGACATCTATCTTGACGAGGTTGTCTACGGAACCGGATTGGTAAACGCTATCAACGATCAATACCCAGACATGCGTAGTATTGAGCATGGTCTAATTGAAGATGGTGTAAAGAAAAGCGACCAGATTATTGCGGACTCTTCAGAGCCTAAATCAATACGTGAAATGAGGCGTGCTGGTTGGTCCGTAAAAGGGGTGAATAAAAAGCAAGATAGCGTTCGAGCTGGCATAAAAGGACTGCAAGGCTATAACCTAAATATCACCAAAAGGTCGGTCAATCTGAAAACAGAATTTGAAAAGTACAAATGGAAGGAAGACCCGGCGACAGGATTGCCGCTACCGGTGCCTGTCGATAAAGATAATCACGCCTGTGACGCTATTCGGTATTGGTATCTTCGTCACTTCCGCTAACACCCTCAATAGTATCTGATTCGCCAAATGAATCGATTGAACGCGATTGCTTCATCACAACATAAATCTGGTGTTCTGGTTTGCCTGTTATGGAGTACCCTAGCCCTTCACGTACCTCATCACCATTAATGATGCCTTGAGCCTGAGCGGCAAGAAGCCAGGATGCGTGCTTTTCCATGTCGGTCTGAAGTTCAGGAACCTTTGATAGGTCATACTCCAGCTTATAGACCCGACCATCCAATTCAGAGTATCGATCAACTAGAAAAGATTGCATCTGCTTCTTAAAGTCGTCCATTTCCGGAATGATAGCGTCAACCCATGCGCTCTGCTTCATTTCCTTCAGGTTGTTGAATGTTGAAGACTCGGTATTGTTCAGCAAGGTAACTGGAAAGTGGTAAACGTTGGCGAGGTCTTTCTGAGACATCACGTGCGACTCTATAATGTTTAGGTCTACCGGTGACATGCCGAAGCTTTGAAACTTCAATTTAGCATTGCTAAAGCCTATTTCGTTAAATCGATCAGGGCCGCCGTAATCACGTCCATATTGGACCTGCGCATCTTTCTGCTCCTCCGGTGTGAGCGGGTACTCGCTTTCACTCGTTAATATTCCCTGCACGCCCATGTTCTTAAAGGCGCTATCCTCAGCGATGTACGCATTTTTATCCTTCCTGAGCACTGGTATAGCGGGTTGCAATGGAGACATTCCTCTATACGCATCCTCTCCCTCTGTTTCCATGTTGAAATACTTCCGGTGCATCACGCAATCTGGGTCAATGTCTGAGTTCCCGCCAGTCATTCGATATGCCCGGATTGGCTCAAATAGATCATCTTGAAGCTTTATTTCTACATTTTGTGGAGGCAATAGCATCAATTTTGTAAAGGGCCTGTTTTTGGCTGCGCGTAAGCCGATAGTAAACGATTCTCCCAGAATCATCTTAGTACAGATGTTGCCATTAACGAACTCAGCCCAACTTGATGTCTGGTTTGGTCGCTTGAGAATCTGGTTTAATGGGTGAGATGGATCCTGAAGTGGCTCAAAAGTGCCGTCTGGTGTTTGAACGTCAATTCTCCATGGCACGGTACTAGCCTTTGTGCCAACAAAATCCACGACGCTAAAGACGGTAGGATTCCCCTCATAGCCGTCCTCAATGTAAAATTCCGCCTTGTAATCACTGTACGAAAAGCTCAACCCTCGAATGATTCCGAAGAGTTGTGAAAAGGTCCGAAAGTTTGACGCCTTTTCGATCAGCTTCGGTGCGGCAACCTTCCAGGTTGATGGTCGCCATAGAGAAAATCTATTATCCATGGAATCAAAGATAAAGGAATTCTATTTAACATAATATTATTATCTTTGATATCGATGAGTGTTCTACAGCTAAAAAAACAGAAGGCGAAAGAGTTTAAATCAATCTCTTTGTCGCCGACCGATGTAGATGTAAATACCGGCATCGTTACCGGCTACTTCTCGGCATTCGGAAACATCGACAGTCACGGTGATAGGATTATGCCGGGGGCATTCAAAAAAACCATTCGCGAGCGTGGGCCAAAGGGAACGAATCAGATAAAGCACCTACTCCAGCATGACATGGAGCGACCACTGGGGGCGATTCAACTACTAAAGGAGGATTCGATTGGCCTTTATTTCGAAACAAAGTTCACAGTAGGCATTACCGAGGTGGATGATACCCTACGTCGCTATGAGGCAGGGATCTACAATGAGCACTCTATTGGCTTTAGACTTATTGATGGTGAATTCATCGACGACGATCCAACTACCGGCCCTCACTTTGAAATGACCGAGATAAAGCTTTTCGAAGGGTCTACAGTGACACTTGGGGCTAACTCTCAAACACCGTTCACTGGCTTCAAGGGGTCGGGCTTAAGTCCAGAACAATACGTTAAGTCCTTTGCAAAGCGTGTCGAGCGCATGAATGCAGCCCTGAAGGTTAAGGGGCAAAGCGACGAAGCCTATAAGTCAATTGAAGAGTTCCTATCTCTTCTTCCACACGAATTCAAACAATTCATAAATACACTTTCGGCACCAGCCGGAGCACAGAACCACCACACGTCCATCGTGCCGGAGTCAGAAGCCACCACTGATAAAGCGAAAGTCGAAAAAACAGATTGGGCATCAATTGCCGATCTGATCCAAATCGACAATAATGGACGAACAAGAAAAAGCGGAATTGCTCGAAAAACTGGTTGAAAAGACCGTTGACGCAGCAATTAAGCAATTAAAAGCGTCTGGACACTCTCCAGATCAGAAGGAAATCGACGGCATTAAAGAAAAGATGTCGGAAGAGTTCGCTGCATCTAGCGACCTCGAAAAACTCACCAAATCAGTACAGGAGGCAGTTGAAAAGGCTAATGCCTTAGAAGCCAAAAACGTCGAGCTTCAGAAGCAGCTTGACGAAACCGGCGAAGAGGTTCAGAAAGCAAAGCTGAAAAGAGCTTCAACTGAAAAGCCGGAGAACGTAAAGTCTCTGATTCATTCTTTCTTGAGTGGTGATAAGTACAAGTCTTACGCCGAAAAAGGCGGTGTTGGTACCGTTTCTGAACAACTGACTACAAAGGCCGATATTAGTTTCGGTGGCAACTTTGTAAACGACGTTGTTGAGCCGATGCGCGTTCAGCAACGCCCAATCTTTCAACCGGACCCACCATTTGACATCCGAACGGTGTTCCCTGCCCGTGCGGCATCAAAGAAGACAATTTCTTACAACAAGGAAACCGCCTACACCGATGGCTTAGGAATGCTTGGTGAAAACGATCCATCGGTTGCTAGTAACCTTACAGTTGAGGAAATCCAGAAGATTGCCAAGCGTCTCGCTACGCATGTCGATGTTTCACGCGATGCCCTTGATGATATCGATTTTCTTTCTAGCTACCTCACGGCACGAGTAGAGGAGAAGTTGATTACTGAACTCACAAACCAGTGCATTAATGGCGATGGTACTGGTAACAACATCGACGGCCTGTTTAACAATGCCGCGACATTCACCGCTGGTGCATTTGCTACCGAAATTCAAGCCCCAACGCTTGCGGACCTCTTGTGGGTTGCTCGGACCAACCTGTTTGTCAATAATAATATTATGGCAAACGGAATTTTAGTTAATCCGATCGACGCCACCAAAATGGCCCTCACGAAGAACGCTGAGAACGACTACGTCAATCTTGATGTGATCGTAACTCGCGACACGAACGGCGTTACTCGCGTTAATGGTATTCCATTGTTTGAGGTTACTCAGGTAGTTGAAGACACTTACCTGATTGGCGATATGCGCGAGTTAACAGCTCAGTTATTTGCTTACCGCAACATTTCGATGCGAATCAGTGAAGATAACGGGACCAACGCGATTGAGAACCAGGTAACATTCGTGTTTGAATCACAATGGAATTTCCCGGTTTACGCTGACTTCCGGTTGCTGAAGGGTACGATTAGTACTGATATCGCGGCAATTACTGCACCGTAATGGAGGTCTACGCAACAAAAGCTTTTCCATTTCTGAAGAAGCAGTACAAAAAAGGTCAGGCTATCTCGTGCACTGATGCGCAAGGGGTTTCATTGATCCGCCATGGACTTGCTACCAAAGAGATCGAATCTAAGCCAGCGAAAGACACAATAGACGTGCTTGTACGCGATTACTCAACATGCGAGGATAAGACTACGTTCACTGTTGACGAACTAAAACTAATTGCCTCACACTATGGCATTAAGTACGGTTCAAAAATCAGCGAGGGAACCCTTATCAAGCGTATTGATGAAGCGACCGAGCAACCAGAGAACAGAATAACTAAATGAGCCTCCTACTCACATCTGACTTTACCGGCAATTACCGCGTACCAGAAACCAAAGGTGACTGGACTTCGGATTTTGCTGCGGTAATAATAGATGTTGAGGAAGAGACTTTCCGCAAGCTGTTAGGTGACTCTCTATATACTTCCTATTTGACCGACTCGACCCTGCAAAAATGGGTTGATTTGGTTGATGGGAACACCTATGAGTACGACAGTACAACTTACATCAATTCAGGCCTCAAAAAGGCTCTATTGGGGATTACATATTTCCATTGGGCTAAAGATGCTTGGTTGAAACTCCATGACACCGGCTTTAAAGTAGACAAGAGTGAGAACTCTAAAAAGTCTATGCAAGGCTTCACAAATGGAAAGTTGTACGACCGATACAGAAGGGGCGCAGGGTTTTACCGCGAGGTAGGTGATTTTGTTTGCCGACACCAGGAGATTACGGAAGTAGCGAATACCATTACGGATAACGCTAACGGAACCTACACGGTAGATGTAGATGACTTGTTTTACATATCAGCAGGGATCGTAATCGAATTGGATGGTCAAGAGTTTACGGTTAACTCAGTAGACACACTGGCAAACACTTTCATCTTCTCAGCAACGGCAGGACAGGCGTTTAGCACGACGTTCTCTTACAATGCTTTCCCAAACTGGGAATATCAAACAATTAAGAATTCATACGGCTTTTAGGCCGTTAAAAAACTATAACAATGGCAAATGATTGCTTTTGTGGTGATGCTCCTCGTAGCCTCGGTAGTCCAGATTGCGTAACTATCGAGAAGCAGATTGAGAAATTTGCCCTCACTACACTAAAAGATGATGCGGGAGACGAAAAACGCATCTTGAAAACGGCCCTTACTAAGGCTAATTTTGATACTCTTATCAATGAGCCTCAACCTCGGGACCGTGTTTACATGACTGCTCCAACAAAGAGCCCTGAATCCACACGAGATGATTCAGTGTTTGAAGATTTCGACGATGGTACCAGCTTCTTTGTTCGGGAGAACCCAATGACCATGATTGCACCATTCCCCGGTCAATCTCGTGTTTACCTGGATAATCTCAAGTCTTGGAAGTGTCAAGACTTCGGGTACTATGCCCTTGATAAGGTTGGTAACATTCTTTACCTGGATAAAGGCGACGAGTACGCGTATCCAATACCAGTTGATAAGGATACCCAGGACTTCAAGTACATGACCGCCAGCGGGTCAACAGTTGCAAAAGCATGGTGGCGTCACCAATGGCCGGTTACCATTTCAGATAACTGCCTGATTGCGGCCCCGACGGATATTTCACCAAATGATCTTCAACCACTGTTACCGGTATCCGCTACGTTCAGCAATGAGTCTACAACTGGATTTACCGTCGAATTGACAGCGTCCGAAGACTCAAGTGTGAAGATCGAGGAATTAGTCTTTCCTGGAAACTTTGTGCTAAAGAACGTAACTCAAGACACTACTGTAGCCATCACTACAGTTACAGAATCTTCTCCTGGTGTTTACGAGTTCGTGTTCCCGGCTCAGGCTTCAGCGGACGTTCTTCGCTTGACTATCAGCCAGACTGGATTCGACTTTTACTTCATTTCACAAACTGATATAACCATTCCATAATGGGGAAATCAGTAAAAATCGGTAAGACTTCCTTTGATCCTGATAATATCAAAGGTATGTCGAAGGCTGAATTTAAGCGACAGCATAAAGGAAGCTCGGCACACCTAGACAGGATTTGGGAGGCTGCTACCGGAAAGAAGTGGGACGATGGACCTACAGAGCCTCGCAAAGAAAGAACTGGACGTAAACGCTCTACTGAGAAAGATAGTCCAGAAGCCGGAGATTAAAGCCTTTATACTAAGGTTAAACCGGCAACAACTCTACAACAAAGGGGAGGACTCAAAGGGGGAAAGCCTGGGCGAGTACTCCCCTTTTACAATTGAAGAGAAGCGATCTAAAGGGCAGCCTTTTGACCGTATAACCCTCTTCGATTCCGGCGAGTTTTACAACTCCTTTTACATCAAGGTTTCAGGTAATGAAATCGAAATTCTTTCCGATCCAATTAAGGACGACGGAACAAACCTCCTGCGTGAGTTTGGCGAAGACATTTTGGGACTAACTGAAGAAGATCAGGATAAGCTTTCCGAAATGATCGAACCAATGCTTGCAGCAGAGATACTAAAGTTCTATACAGGTGGCTAAAATTAAGTACGATGATTTAGTTGATTCGGCAGGAATCGAAAGCGGTTTTAAGCGGTTCTGGAAGCGCCTTATAGGCATTTCTGAAAAAGGCCAGCAGGAGGTTAGTAAGAATGCTAAAGCCGCTGCGCAAGACGTCGCCGACGTACTAAGGCTATCCGCTGACGAAGCACGCAAGGCTCAAGATGCTACAAAGAAGCACATGAAGGGCCTACTAGC